CCTATGGGTGGTAAGGGTAAAATGGACGGACCTCATAAGGGTAAGGGCCCGATGGGTGACGGGGACGACGACTCTGACGACATGCCTATGGGCGGTAAGGGTAAAATGGACGGAGGTCATCCAGGTGGTAAGGGTCCAATGGGAGGCGGTCCACCTAAGGGTATGGATATCGATAAAATGAAAGCGAAAGTTCTTCGTCAGGCGTCTGATATGGATGTCCGTAGGCCGATAAAGGAGCTGCAGGACGAAGCTTCCAAAAAGGGAAAAGAGATTTCGGAGGAAGAGATGGGTACCGAGAAGGGCGACGGAACTGCCTACACCCCCGGTAGCGATGATCATGACATCTCTGCTTCTTCCCGCGCTGGCCGAGTTAAAATTGCGATTACTCGTAGTAAAACTCTGGTGGCTCATCACGTTGATTACGGCCCGATTTTCCACGCAGTTCCCAGTAAGGCTATCCGTAACGATCCGGCTGCACTTCGTCGTTTAGCTAATCGAGTTTACGGTTTGTGCGTAAGCGATGGTTACGCAAAAGCTGCGGAACTGTGTAATGCTCAGCTTCTACCTTCGGTTAACGCCGGAGTGGATGACGACGTTGAGCTGGACAGCGTAGAGGATGTGTCTCCCGCTTCCAAGGGCGTTGATCAGGACGGCGAGAGTGATGTTCGTGAAACCTACGATGACGGGGATTCTACCGTTCTGACCGGAGGGGAAGTGGACACTCAGGATAAGCCTGAAACAATTACTGCTAAGCGTAAAGCGGTAGCGCTTCATGCCAACCTTCGCAGGAGAATGTCCAAGGACATTCTGGATGATGCAGAAAATGTAAACCGTCCGTCGGAGACGAAGCCTAAAAAGCCTTCGATGGATGTTACTGACGGATCTACTACCAATTCTAAGGAGCAGCACTCCGCTCCTGGAAATAGCTCTCTGGATAAGTACGATAACGACATCCGTAAGGCTCAGAAGCACATGACGCAGATTTATGCTAAGCGCATGGAGAAGCGTGTTGCAGAAGAGAAAGAGGCGTTCGTTCGTAAACTTACCCGGGCGATGCGAATTGTATCTACCCGGATGCGCTTGAACCACATTGAACATCCGTTGAAGATCGCTTCTGTAGATGTTTTGGCGTCTGAGGGTGGTGAGATTGAATTTTCCGATTCTGATATATTCAGCGGAATGGATGTTAGCGCTGCGGTTGAGCTTACTGAGTTGATCATGCATGAGGGTCAAGACGCTTTCCTTAAGTCTGTTTTGGAGAAGTCCGCAGACCTGATGGAAAAGGACGACAAGTATCTCAGTGATATTGAATCTGATCTTTTCGATCAGGCTCCGATACCCGTCAGCGTTGATAGCGCATCTCGGAAGTCTTCTTCACAGCGTCGTGCTGCAAATAAGCGCACGGAAGCGGTGGATGGTAGTAATTTTGATGGAAATAATGGGCACCCTGTACCTCGCCCTGAACAGTTCACAACAAACGCAAGTGTTTCAAACGCGCTGGGAGGTGATACCCGCATAGGCCGCAGGCTTGGTAGGTATCAAAGGGGTCAAGCGCGTTAGAAACACCATACGAGCAAGAGGAGTTTGAAAATGTCATTTTCTCCCCGTATGGAGGCATTCAGAGTAAGTACCCGAGCAATCGGTATTGATCTGATGCGCTCCGTGTACACTCGTAATCTCGGAACTTACGTATCCTCTCCGGTTGCTACGTATCGCGCAGGTATGCTTGTTGAGCTTGACGGCCAACAGCAGATCCAGGCGGCAGGTACGGATGGCGACACGACGGACTGCGTTCCTTTCGGGTGGACGAAGTACACAAAAGCCAACACGCTGTATGCGACAGTGGTGGATGAGGCAGTTACGCTTAACGGCGTTGTTGCATCCAACCTGAAGCATGCAAACCTCTGGAACGTCTCATCTGCAAAGGGTGTTAAAGTGGCAAGTGCCGCTGGGGTAGTTTACACCGAGACTACCGACTATACGGTGAACTACACCAATGGTCAGGTAACTCGTGTAGTATCCGGTACCGGTCCTGCTGACGGTGAGACTGTGTACGTAACGTACCAGTACCAGGTAACTGAGCAAGAGCTGAAGTTTGAAGGTCGTAACTTCTGGAACTTCCTGAATGACGTAGACATTCAGAACGGCTTGATCTCCGTCATCACTGACTGGTCCATCATCTTCACAACGCAATACGATCCCACCGCTGCTTACGCTGTAAACAACAAGCTGTATGCAGGTTCAAAGCTGACAGGTACAGCCGGTCTTGTTAGCAAGACTCTGACCTCCAATCCGATGGTTGGGCGCGTATTCCAAGTTCCTACCGCAGACGATCCCTTCTTGGGTATTGTATCTGCCGGTGGACCAAGCACACTGTAGAAAGGAGCGGTAATCATGGGAAATCCATATAAGAGAATCAGCAAGAATCGCCGCCCCGTCTCTGCCAAGTCCGCGCAGAGAACTTCAGGTGGTGCTCGTCGTCAAGCCGCAGCAGCTCCTCAGGGTCAGCCTGAGCGCATGGCGGTACGTCCTCGCAAGAACCTCACTGCCAGACGGCAGGAAGGTCTCTTTGAGGGAGACGGCTCCTTCAACCCGCAACGTTATGACCGTGCGACCACTCGTGGCGTAACGGCTTCCCGCACTGACCGTCGCATGTTCGACGCTCGCGGTGAAGTCAACGCCTATGATCGCCGGGATGCAATGACCCAAATTCATCAGTTGATGAACGAAGTCACCAAGAAGAACGCTGCCGATCTGTCCTTCTATCGCCCGGAATCCGACCAGAGGGTTTCCAAGGAAGCTCGCCGCGACATCCTCGCTGCAGCTCTCACGGATCCTACTCAGCAAGGTTTCCACATTGTCGGTGAAGAGCTTGCTCTGCCGATTAAGGCGATCCTGGACTACGAGGGCTTTGCCCGTAAGGTATTCCGTGTGCGGAAACTTGCCCAGGCTGAGCTGTTCCGTATTCCTGTGGACATCCGTTCCACGGCGTGGGTAGTTGGTCAAGATGGTCAGACTCCTGAGAGTCGCATCAAAACCAAGTGGATCACTCCTCCGGAATGGAAGGTGACCTCGTTCCCATCCATCGACATCATGGACATCTACCAGATGAACTTCGATGTTCTGGATCGTGCACAGGACACTGCCCGTCAGGAAATCGAGCTGCAGGAAGACAAAGCTGCCATCTCCATCATTGATGAAGCTGCGCAGACCGAGAATGCAGTTACGACTTTCGGTTCCCTCGGAATTTCGGCATTTGAAGATGTTCGTTTCCAGGTTGAGCGTCACCGTTTGATGGTGGAGAACTTCCTCATCAACCGTGCGGAGCTCTCCGACATCGTGAAAACGATGGCGAACCAGGTTGATCCTGTTACCGAGCGTGAATTGATTCTCGCCGGTTACGTGGGCAACATCTTGAATGCTCAGATTCTGACAGCCGCTGGTACAGGCGTTGAGGAAGTAATTCCTGCAGGTACCTTCTACGCGACAACTGGTGCTGACTACATGGGTGAGATGGGAGTTCGTATCGAGCTCTTCTCCGAGCCCTACAACAAGTACAGCCATCAGGAGACCGTAAAAGGTTGGGCGTTCATCGAAATGATCGGTTTCGCCATCGCCAACGCACGCTCCTGCGCTAAGGGTCAGAAGTAGTCTGCCTCTTGTTCGCTTTTGGGGAGGGTTCCTCCAGGAACCCTCCCTGTTTTTAACCCCGAGTAATCGGGAGGTTGGGTAATACCCTGGTACTTTAAGGATTCGATATATGGTAAGGTCATCAGGCTCTAAGATACCAGTATTTGATCCTAAAGGTGACGATATCCTTTCTTATGTCACCCCTTCCAGGGCAAGAATTTTAATGAAAAGCGGTAGAGCCCGTGTTAAAACCATGGAGCCTTTTACCATTAAACTCGCAAGAGATCCCAGGGAGGATAAAATGTCAAATCAACGAAGAGTAATCACCAACTTCACCAAGTACTTTGAGAAAAAGCGTGATGTTTACGTCCAGAACGTGACGAATACGCAGTTGTCCATGCAATTCCAGATGGCACCCGGCATGGTCGAGGGTCAGCTTTTGCCGAAGAGTCGTCATCCGCTGAATCTTACTCAGATCGTACCATTTCATGCCATCGAATCGTCAATGGACCTTCGAAAGCTCGTAAACCGTAATCCTCCGGCGCTTCGCCTCATCGAAGAAGATGAGTACCTGGAGTACTACGACGAGCTGGCTGAAGAGAACGGGATCAGCCGTGATGAGGCGATCTACGACGCGCATTCTTACCAGAGTGCGCTGAACAGTAAGCAGGTATTTACCAATCCTACTCCTCCACGTCGTACAACGTTGGAAGAGGAGGCGGAGGCCCGCAACCAGGAGCCGCCAGATCCCCAGGATAAGTTAACTGCCCGTGTTATAGGTATGTGCAACCAGACCGGAGATAGCATCCCTGAGTCTCAGAGAATGGGAGCCCGTGAGATGCTGGATGAGGCACGAGCGCTTAACGCAGGTGGTTCTCTAACGATTGCCGACCTGGAATACCTGCAAGGTAAGGGTTACCATAAAAGTGTAACTAAGTGGGCTGCTAAGGAATTGCAAGATCGATTGGAAGGCCCTTCAGTACCAGCCGCACCGGTCGGAGAACCTCCTATTTCTTAAGCTTCTCATAATTCCATTTCCGTTTTAGATTTCCAACATAGAGTTGTGTTATTCTATAGATAATTAGGATACGTACGTTCAAAACGAGGTAATAATATGGGTTGTTTTAGAAGACGTGAAGTAGAAGTTTCCTTGGCTGTTGGCGAGGAGATAAGAATAGCTGATGCTCCGATTAGTGAGCCTGTCAGAAACCTATCCATCCAGATTGTCCCTTGGACGAAGGGGTCGAAGCTCCCCGGTGCCTCCGGTACTATCAATTGGGAGGTCTTCTACGGAGGCGGTCATGACCTTCCTGCGCGTAGTCCTGCACCTTTTATTTACGGTAACGGAGTGAGTAAGGGTAGCGGTACCTTGGCTGCAGGGGCCACGGCGCTTCCGGTGACAGTACACACTGATGCTGCGATTCTCGATCAAGACCGGGTATTGCGTGCGGATACTATGGAACTTTTGCCGCATGCAGGCACTGCGCGTGCCATTCATTTGGAGAATACTCTTAATGTTGGAACGCTGAATTGTAAGGTCATTTTCATTTCCGAGACCGTTTCGGAAGTAAATTAGGAGGACACTATGGAATCTTTGATTGAATATTGGCCCTATATCGCGTTGGCGGTAGTGGTAGCGGGAATCACCCAGGCGTTGAAAAAA